CTGCTGCTAGCGGTTCGGCTACTGCAGCGGGTCTATCGGCAGCAGGAGCTCTTGCTTCAGCTGGTGCAGCAGCGCTTTCAGCAGGTAGTGCGTCAAGTTCCTCGTCTGATGCCTCCTCGAGCGCCTCTGATGCCAGTCATTCTGCTAGCAGCGCAAGTGGATCGGCAACTAATGCAGCAAATAGTGCTACTGCTGCCCAAACTTACTTAAATACTCTTTTAAACACCGGATTAACTCTGCAAGGAGATGTAACCGGTAGCGGATTATTAAGTACGCCGATTGTTACCACATTTAAACCTAATCCGGTATTTACCGGTAATGGCTCAATGACTATGCCTTCAGGTAATAATACTCAAAGACCTACTACCCTAATCCCTGGAATGATCAGGTTTAACACTTCACTTTGATTTTATGATAAAATTTATTAATTAATTATAGGATATTTAAAATGACTGATAACTTAAATGACAAGAATCTAAAAGCACCATTACCGACATCTACTGGAAAACCGGAAGTTACTGACGGCAGCAACTGGTTTACTCTTGCTACTGAAAACTGGGTTTTAAACACCATAGGTAGCGTGCCTGCAACTTTGGCAGCAACGACTAGCAATTTAACGGCTACTTATGCTAATGGTACTAGTGGAGTCGCGGCTACTTTAACTAATTCAGGAACGCAAAGCACGCTTGTTATTGATGGAGTTACTTTAGCTGCAGGTAACAGGGTTTTAGTTAAAGATCAGACAGCTGCCTTACAAAATGGAATATATACAGTAACTAATATAGGTGGGACTACTGTAAACTGGGTATTAACAAGAGCTACCGACTTTGATTCTCCGTCTCAAATGGTTAGAGGTAAGACGATTGATGTAATTAGTGGCACAGTAAATGCCGTAACATCATGGATGCTTACTTCAACTGTTGCAACTGTCGGCAGCGATAGTATTACCTTTGCTAAATTAGCTCAAAGTGGTATTACAAATATTTTAGGAACTACGAATCAAGTAATTGTTACCATTACTAATGGAGTTGCAACGATAAGTCTTAGTTCTAACCCTGTATTACCTGGCACTGCATCAGTTACTATCCCAACTGGAACAACCGTGCAGAGACCATCTACTCTAACTGCCGGAATGCTCAGATTTAATACCAGTCTCTAGGAGAGAAATAAAATAGGTTTAAATAATGAAGCTTGAGTTTTTTGATGGAACTAGCTGGTATAGTGTTGCTACTGAAAACTTTGTTAATACTAAGGTATTTGATATCAACTCAAATACCAGCGGTCAATTAAATATCAATCGTTTAAACGGTTATCCGGCCAGTAGCTCTGTTTATTTAAGAGGCGATGGTACTTGGGCTACTCCCACAGGTAGCGGCACAGTAACCTCTGTAGGTATTGGTGTCGGTAGCGGTTTAACTGTGAGCGGTAGTCCTATTACTACTAGCGGTACTATAACAGTTAGTATCAGCAGTATAGCAATAACACAGATAGCAGGTTACAGTGCTGCTCCTACCGATACTTTTGTTAGAGGCAATAACACCTGGAGTAAGATATATTCAAGTATTATTAATTTTGATACCGATCTTAATAGCGGAGGAAAAAATATCAGTGCTCAAACCGGAACGTTAATTGCCAATAACCTTGCTGCTTATGATTCAGGGGTAATTGTTTGTGGACATGCCCTTAGCATCCAAGACACTGGTACTTATAAACCCTATAATGGCAGTTATGGTTATTTAAATTCCTCCGGTAGTGTTGGAACGTCTACAGGGCAGAATCCATATTCGATTAACTGCAATAATAGAGTCAAGGCTTCCGAGTTTAATGCCGTTTCTTCCATTAAAACTAAAAATATTGAATCTTCAGGCGAACATATAGAAGAGGAGGCATTAAAGATATTTAGTAATATACCTTTCTTTAAATATAGTTATAAAGATAAAATTAAGAATGGCCAAGGAGTAACTTTTGGCATTGTTGCTGAACCTTTAAAAGAGATTTTACCTGATTATGTTCTGGAGGACAAAAGTTTTGTCCCTAATATATTGCAGTCCTGTCTAATTAAACAGGTAGCAGAATATAGCTATGAATTGGTATTTAAAGAAAAATTAACCAATATTGAGGGTAATAAGCTACAGTTAATTTTACTTAATAAATCAATTGAAGCAGAGATTTTAAAAACTACTCAAAAGCAATTAACTATTTCCTGTTCTGAAAAACTACCAAAGAAAGGCTTTGCTTACGGCACTTTTGAAACCTGTCCATCAGTTACCAAAAATAAACTTTTTGAATTATCAATGGTGGTATTAAAAAACACCTTAAAACGTGTAGATATGCTTGAAAGAAAACTTGAACATCTACGATTCATTAATAACAATTTAGGAGAATTAAAATGAATACAGCCATAAAAGACATAAGTACCAACTTAAATGACTTAAAGTTAATTACCAGTACCCAAGTCGATCTATCCTATTTTAACAGTCTTGTAAGTAGCGTCTTTGATGATCCGAGTATATATGCGAGTATACAATCGGATGTCCAGTTCATTAATCAGATTGGCGGGCAGCTTTTTAACTATTTTACCGCTTCTGACCCAAATACTCAAAAAATATGGTATGTAGCATTGGCCTCAGGTTTAAATCAGTCAATTAATGATGCCAATAACCTAATTAGTAAAATTCCGCCCGAGAACCCCAAAGGATCTGATTTAACAACAGTTTTAAATATTTTTATAACTGATTGTCAGGCTATTTGTAAAATCATACCGCTTAATCAGCATGAGGTAGCGGGCGCAGAACCGGAAGAATTGAATTAGTTAATAGAAATTATGCAAGTAATACGTATCTTATCTTTAGATGGAGGCGGTATTAGAGGGTTATTCTCTGCTACGTTTCTAGAGAATTTTTGTAATGATGCCGGAATTAAAGGTAATGAATTATGGAAATATTTTGATATTATTTGTGGAACTAGTATTGGCGGTATTCAAGCAATAGCTTACTCACTTGGTCTATCGCCTACTGACGTTATTAATTTATTAACGACTAATGCAACGAGCATTTTTACTATTAGAGCAGGAGTGAACCCTTTGCAACCTCTTGGTCCAGCAGGGTCCGCTACTTTAGGTACTGTGCTGGCAGTTCCGGGAGTTGATCCTTATATCTACAATCAGCAACCTCTGCGGGATGCTTTAAGTCCTATTTTAGGGACTACTCGCATGTTTCAATTAAAAACCAATACTTTGATTACTGCTGTAGGGTTTCAAGGTGGAACTGGTCCTAGCACGGATAATGTTAATTTTCCATACGGCGATGTTACAAGTAGTCAGTACTACCAATTTTCTAATGTTTTAATTCCGAGTTTTACTACCGGGCAAAATTATACTTGTATTGATGTTGCTATTGCAACAGGTGCTGCGCCGGTATTTTTTCGTCCAACTCTAATTGGCGGGATGCCTGCTGATACCTTCTTCATTGATGGCGGTTTGTATCAAAACAACCCAACTAGCCTTGGTTATGCGTTCTCTAATATATTATTCCCACAGAACGTTAGCACTTGCATTCTTTCAGTCGGTACTGGATATTCTGATCCTGATATCGAAATAACAACAACATCAGGTAACCTAAAAGTAGCCCCTAATAATGGACTCGGGTTACTTGCTAATAGTTTGAATTTAACGCTAAATGGAGCAACGGATGCAGTAGAACTACAATTTAAACTGATGTCTTTATACAAAGGCGCAACAAATAATCTATCTTACTACAGATTCCAACGTTTTCTTGCAGATCAGGAATTAAGTAAACTCGATAACCCAACACCAGAAGCTATAGCATATTTAAAATCTGAGTCAAACCTCCAATATGGACAGGACGCCATAAAGATACAGCAATTTATTCAAAAATGTAATTTTCAAAAATAATTACATTTATACGATTTTTAAGAGCTATAGATACTTATATGTTATAATAAAAAAGAAAAAGGAAACATATGGCAGACTTATCAAATATTACCGCTTTAAGCGGTCTTACTATTACCAGTGATCAAACCCTTGGCACTAACAATCCTAACGCTACCTTTGCTTTTCCTAGTGTTACCACTAGCCAAAGGGATTTATTGCAAAATGTTACTTCTTACGTAGTAAATAATGTTACATATAAGGTAAAACCTGGCACTGTGATTTTTAATATTACGACTGGTTTTTTACAGATTTTTGATTTTGTAAATAATGCTGGAGTATGGCAAAATATCCTTTCAGTTAATACAACTGCCACTGGAGCAGGTCTTACTAATGGAACACCTTTTGTATATCCATCTGGTGCAGCAGGCAACATAGAGAATGTTGTTGCCAATCAGGTAAATGGATTTACTTATTACGATACTACAAGCAACACGTTAAAAACTAGAATTAATGGGGCATGGAGAACTGTTACCACTGCCTAAAGTTAGCAAATGAACTATACTACTCTTTTTAATCAGATTATAGCTTATGCCAATAGAGGCGGTAGCATTGAATTTGCTGCCTCCATTCCCTATTTTATTGAGATGGGACAGCAGAAAATCTGGAAAGAGCTAAATACTCTTGGTTTTCAAAAGGCAGTTGATGGTAGGTTTCAGGCAAATAATGCTAATATCTCAAAACCTCCCGATTGGCAGGAAACTATCTCTCTAAGCTATGGAACGACTGACTCTTTATTTACAAACAATGTAATTTTATTTCCAAGAAGCTATGAGTTCTGCATAAATTATTGGCCAAATAGCGATACTGCTACTATTGATAATCCACCGCTATTTTATGCCGATAAAATACAACCGAATATTAAGCCTTATGATAGAATTTTTATAAGCCCAACTCCTGCTCAAAATAATGTTTATCGGTTAATATATAATGGGCGACCCGACTTAATTACAAATGACAATCAAACAAACATACTAACAGACTA